CAAAGACATTCATTTAGTTTGGGTTCTCACTGATTATTCGGTCGCAGTGAAACAAAATAAATCAAGGTCAAGAGTTGTGCCAGATGATATTCTTTTACAGACTCATGAAGGTGCTGCAAAAACTGTACTTGGTTTTATTGAGGGCGGATTGCCATCTGGAATGGATGGTTCTGTTCATGTTATTATGGGTGGAAAGGAACATACAGTATTTTATACGGATCAACAAGGTAATCCTATTAAAAACGCAAAAGGTAATCTCACAGTCAAAGACTTTGAATATACCACAGTGAAAAAAGAAGGCAAACCTATGTTGAAAGATATCAAAAAGGGGCCTGGTGGTCAGTTGCAGGGTGCTGCAATCAAACAAAAACTGTATGATATGATAATGAAAAAAATTCCAAGAGGTAAGACATTATCTCAACTTATGGGAATGAAAGACAAGTAGAAAGTAATTTATGTTTAATCATGTTGATTTGAATCTTGAACATTCTAAACTAATCACAGAAAATGTTAACGGTAAACGTATGTACGTTACACCAGAAGGCAACAAATATCCTTCGGTGACAACTGTACTTGGCTGGTTTTCTGCAAAGGGTATAAAACAGTGGAGAGAAAGAGTTGGTGCAGAGACTGCAAATAAGATAACAACTCAGGCGGCCAGACGAGGTACGGCTGTCCACCATCTTTGTGAAGATTATTTAAATAATGTTGATATAGATTTTAAAAAACTTTTACCTACTGATATGGAACTCTTTAGAATACTAAAACCAGTATTGGACGAATCAGTAGACGATATTCACTTGCAAGAACAATCCATGTATTCAGATCATTTAGAACTTGCTGGCACGGTCGATTGTGTCGCCAAGTTTGACGGCAAGTTATCTATCATCGACTTTAAAACTTCGAGACAATCAATGAAAGGCGATCCATACGGGAAACTAGAAAAATATTTTAGACAGGCCTCCGCATATGCGGTAATGTTTGAGGAAAGATATAAAATTCCTATAAATAATCTCGTTATCATCGCTGCGGTAGATGGTTCTGATGAACCAGAAGTGTTTACATCTAAAAGAGATAAACACATAATGCAAATGAGAGATATGGTAACAGAATACATGGAGAATATAAAATGACTTTATGGTTTTGGGCATTATCTGCAATCGCAGGAAGTATTTTGGGCGGAGCTACAAACGCATGGTTTGAAAATACAAAAATGGGAAAATGGTTCTATAAAAAAATGGAACAATTTTACGATTGGGCCGCGGATAGATATAACTTAAAGATTCTGGATACTGAAAATGCATGGCGCAAAAAGTATCCGAATATCGCATATCAGATAGATTCTTTGGAAAAAAGAATTTCGGAATTAGAAAGGCGATAAATACAATTTGACACACACAACACAGGAGAAAAAAATGTCAAACAAAAACCCATTTGAAATCAGAGCAGATATGCTCAAACTTGCAAAAGACTACATGGATCAACAGTACCAAATTAATATGGACTTTTGGAGACAGCAGTTCGAGGCAAATAAAGCAACGGCTGAAGAATTTCACAAATCTTGCCAACCTTATTCTATGGATGAACTAATGGAAAAAGCAAAAGAAATGTATTCTTTTGTTTCTAAAAAAGACTAACTTAATACAGCTTGACATATTCGAAATAATATGTTAGATTTGTTCTCATACGAAATAACAAATGAGAGCAGTAAAATGAAAAAACTAATCCTTGCATTAGTCGTAGGAAGTTTGGCCAGTAGTAGTAATGCTACTGGTCCTTATACTATAGAAGACGAAAAGTCAATAGAATGTTTGGCACTGAATATTTACTTTGAGACACATGCTTCATCTCTTGCAGATGCGATGGCTGTTTCAGATGTTGTTTTAAATCGAGTTAATCATTCTAAGTATCCAAACACAATATGTGAAGTTGTGCATGACGGATATGTAGTAGGAAAAAGAACTTGTCAGTTTAGTTGGTATTGTGATGGTAAATCGGATGTCCCTTCTAATTCTGATTCTTGGGAAAAATCTAGAAAATATGCTAGGGACTTTTATATTCATGGTGAATATATTGGAATAACCGAAGGTGCAACACATTATCATGCGACATATGTAAAACCTTATTGGGCTCCAACACTTGATAGAATAACTCAAATTGGTTCTCACATTTTTTATAGAATAAAAGGAAAGTAGGAGATTTTTATGTTAAATGTGAAAAGTACTAAAGAATTCTGTAATGAAATAGAAAAATATGCAAAAGAATTTGGATTGTCTTATATCGAGGCAATTCTAGAGTATTGCGAAGAAAATGATTTGGATGTAGAATCTGTATCTAAATTGGTTTCATCTAATTTAAAAGAGAAAATACAATACGAAGCCGAAAATCTAAATATGATTCCTAAAACTGTAACACGATTACCACTATGATGATATTGTCGAGTAGAAAGATGGATGATTTCGAAGCCTTTAAAATATATGTAGCAATGAAATCTCATTTCCAAGGCGATTATGATTATAAACAATATAAAGGAAAAACTAGCCTAAAAGAATCTGCGTTTCATAAGAGACAAGATAAATCTACCTTTCAAGAACTTTCTCGTAGATTTACGAAAAAAGAACTTGAAGAATTTTTACTTGCAACTTACCTTAATTTAAATAGTGAGTATATGTGGACAGGTAACTTATTAGACGACGAAACTCTCGAATCGTATAAACAATGGAAACGTAGAGTTCAGAGTATGTCTTATAATTTTAAAGAAGATGTTTATAAAATTATAAACAAGGCAGTAGAAAATGATTTAAGATTTGATAATATTTTCAAATCTATAAAAGGACAATATCCATTTATTATGAAAATGGAAAACTTGGGTGAAATATCTTTGGAAACTTTCATTATCTTTGATGAAATGTTTGACATATTAAACACACAAGAAGAAAAAATAAGTGATTCTATTTACTTTCCTATGTTTAAAAAGAAGTGTAAAAATTATTCTGTCTTTTTGAACATAAATATAGATTATTATAAAGATTTGTTTAAGAATATCATCTTAGATGATTACTATGACGAGTATGGACATAATCTAGGAGAATAAATTGACTCTCTTAACATTTTTGGTGGCAATCAGCATCAGTGGAGTTGCTGCCTATTATTCAATTATAGGCCTGTCAAAGATTTTTGCGGCCGCATTAGTACCAATCATAATCATGGGTGGTGTCCTTGAGGTTGGTAAACTTGTTACCGCTGTCTGGCTTCACAGACATTGGAATGTTGCGCCAAGATTACTTAAAATTTATCTTACATCCGCCGTTATAGTTTTGATGCTAATAACTAGTATGGGTATTTTTGGATTCTTATCTTCTGCGCACATAGAACAAACTGCCGAGGCCGAAGAAAATATTGCGAAAATAGAACAGATTGATCGTAAGATAATACGGTTGTCCACTTTAATATCAACATCAGAAGAAAATATTGAAAAGTTAGAAAACAAAGATCTAACTAAAAACAAAGAAATTAATGAACAAATTTCGGCAGAAGAAAAACGTATAGAAACTGTACAAACCAACTTTCAAAAGTTAGTGGACGAACAAAATGAAATAATAAATTCTGCTAATGAAAACTTAGATTTATTAGAAGAATATGTGAGAAACAATGACATTCGTTCATTACAATCTTTGATTGGTACTCTACCAGATGGTAAATATGGTCCAGAAACCGCCAAAAAGGTCACTGAGTATAGGGAAAGAGAAGAAGGTAGGGTTGATGATGTTTTGGATGTTGCCCGTGCCAAGATTACTGAATTGCGTTCAAAAGAAACAGAACAATTGAGCAAGAGTCAAGAATTAATTGATAGACTTAGGGTGAGAATCACTACAGACGGTTTAGATGAGACCGATACCGTTAGAATAGAAAGATTGCAATCGACCATAATAACATCTGAAGATGAAATCACAAAATTGAATTCTGAAAAATTTGAGTTAGAGTCAACTTATCGTAAATTGGAAGCGGAAGTTGGACCACTTAAATATATTGCAGAGATGATATATGGACAAGAGGCGAACACAGACATATTAGAAAACGCAGTTAGGTGGGTTATAATTGCGATCATATTTGTATTTGATCCGTTGGCAGTTTTACTTATTATTTCTGCTAATATGTCATATATGTTAATACAAAAACACAAAAAAGAGGTTGCGGAGGCTACTGGTTCTGCTGGAGTAGATTTTAAAACAGCAGATAATGTTTTAGTAAAAACAAAAGTAGGTTGGAAGAAAATTACTAATCCAAAA